GTTTCCCAGTCACGATCACGGTGGGTAATGAGTGGCTGTTACAGTGGTCTAATGATGGGGTAAGTTGGACTACTCAACAAACTTATGTAGACGAAACCGCTTGGGGACCCAATCAAGAAAAGAAGTATAGAGTATGAATATAGATAAAAGTAAATTTAAAGACGAAAAAGGCAGATACTATGTTCAGGGCCTATTTCTAGAAGATAGGTATAATCCTGATATGGCTGTCTTTACTTATGATGGTGAAGATAAGGAATATAAAGGGAAAACCTTTATCTCTCTTAAGAAACGGTATCTAGAGTGGTCTGACCCCACAGAATATCAATTTGCTACAGATTGGTTATATGACTGGAAGCATTGGCAACGTATGTGTCGCAATGCTGTTATCAGTAGGCATATTGATGAGTGGAGAGAAGAACTTACTATTAAGCTTCGCTCCGAAGGTATCAACACTATGATTAACCTAGCTACAGAGAAAGAAAGTTATCAAGCAGCTAAATATCTGGCAGAATGTGGTTGGGAAGAAAAGACCAGAGGTCGTCCCTCTAAAGAGGAAGTTGAGGGGGAACTTCAAAAAAGAGCAGACGAAGCTGCTGAATGGGAAGGAGAAGTTAAGCTCCTTGATTTACATAGGAAGAAAAAGTAATGGCTAGAAGCAGAAACGTAGGTAAACTCTCCACTAGACGTAGACACGGTAAGCTTGCTTCGGGTAGGCTTATCCGGTCTAAACAGAAAGAAGCAGAGATTATTCGGAAAAGGCGTCAGGAAAGGGATAACCCTAAACCCAAGCCTAAACCCAAGCCTAGAAGCACTCCTCCGAGTAAAATGAGAAATAAAATTAGGCGTAGGACTATTAGGACCAAAGTTTAATGCAAACACCTGCTTGGCTTAAGGAAGCTTATAGAAAACTAGATAAGATGCCTCCTGCGGCTAGGGAGGTTAGAGAAACTGCTGAAAACGATTTGTTCTTCTTTGCAAAGCTGGTTAACCCCGGTTACATGTATGGACTCATCCATAAGGAACTTTTCCATTGGATGCAGGAGTATGATCTGTATGGGGGAGGTGATGAGCTAACTGGTAACAAACTCATCATGCTCCCTCGTGCACACCTCAAGTCTCATATGGTGGCTACTTGGTGTGCTTGGATGATTGTTCGTCACCCAGAGATTACCATTCTGTATGTCTCTGCTACAGCAGAGTTAGCTATCTCCCAGCTCTATGATGTTAAAAATATCTTAGAGAGCAGAACCTTTATGAAGTATTGGCCTGAGTATATCCAACCGGACCGTGGGAAGCGAGAGAAGTGGTCAGAAACAACCATTATGATTGACCACCCCAGAAGGAAACAAGAGGGCATCAGAGACGCTACAATTAAGTGTGCTGGCCTAACCACTAACACTACTGGTTGGCATGCTGACGTAATTTGTGCTGATGACCTTGTTGTTCCTGAAAATGCTTACACCGAAGAGGGGCGTAACTCAGTTAGTAAGAAAGCTTCTCAGTTCACCTCTATCCGTAACACTGGTGGATTCACTATGGCTTGTGGAACCCGATACCACCCCTCAGATATTTATGCTGTTTGGAAAGAACAGGTATATGAAGATTTCGATGATGAGGGGGAGTTCTTAGGAAAAAGGAAAGTCTGGGATATTAAAGAGTTTGTCGTCGAAGAAGATGATTTGTTCTTGTGGCCCAGGGCTGTTAGGTCTGACGGTAAGGCTTTTGGTTTTGATAAGAAGACCCTTAGCCGTATTAGGGCAGAATATAGCGACAGAGTTCAGTTCTTTGCTCAGTATTATAACAACCCCAATGACCCCGAGAGTGACCGTATTGGTAGAGACAAGTTTCAATACTACAATCAGAGGTTGCTTAAAAAAGAAGGAGCTAACTGGTATTATAACGGCAGGAAGCTTAATATCTATTCTGCTGTAGACTTTGCCTACTCTCTTTCGTCTGAGGCAGACTACACCGCTATTGTCGTTATTGGGGTGGATTTTGAGGACAATATTTATGTTTTAGATATTGATAGGTTCAAGTCTGTTAAAACCCTTGATTACTTTAAACACATTAAGGCTCTACACTCTAAGTGGAACTTCTTGAAACTTAATGCAGAGGTAACTGCTGCTCAGAACGTCATTGTCCAGAGTATTAAAGACTACGTGAGAAAAGATGGTCTTCGCCTAAAAGTGGAAGAGTTCAGACCCTCGAAGAGAGAAGGCAGTAAAGAAGAACGTATTGCTGCCGTGTTAGAACATAGATATGAAAATCTAGATGTTTGGCATTTTGAAGGTGGTTGGATTTCAACCCTAGAAGAAGAACTTGTGTTGGCCAGACCGCCACACGATGATATTAAAGACGCACTTGCTTCGGCAGTAAGCATTGCTATTAAGCCCGCTAGAAGCGGACGAGAAAAACTTTCTGAGTTCGCTATAGGCGTTGTCAGACAATCCAGATTTGGAGGATTTTAATGGCACAGACTGATTCTGTTGTCGAGTTACAAGGACTTTTGAAGCCAGAAGATGAGGCTGAATGGGTCAGTAACCTTTGGGTTAAGTGGGATAGCCAACGAGGCACCATCCTTAACCATTGGAGAGAGATTGATGAGTATGTTTTTTCGGTAGACACATCAACCACAGCTAACCGTAAGCTTCCTTGGACACACTCTTCGCGTGACCCCAAGCTTACTAATATCAGGGATAACCTACACTCGAACTACCTCTCGTCGTTGTTCCCTAACGATAAGTGGCTCACTTGGCAAGCATTTAGTAGAGATTCTGCTAAGAAAGATGTGGCCAAGACTATGACCTCTTACATGACGAATAAGACGAGAGAAGGTGGTTTTAGGGACACTGTTAGCCACCTGTTGTATGACTATATTGATCGTGGTGTGTGCTTTGCTATGCCCACTTTCGAGGCTCGTTATAGGGAAGTAAATAAAGAGCGGGTAACGGCTTTTGTAGGCCCTAAAGCTGTTCGTATTTCCCCTAACGACATTGTGTTTGATCCTACGGCTTCTGATTTTGAGCACACGCCTAAAGTGGTTAGAACTATGACCACTATTGGCCGACTAAGGAAAATGGCCCAGACACACCCAGACCAAAAGTTTTGGGAAGATGTCTTGGCCCGCAGAGAGCATCTTCGTGCCGCTGCTATGAGCTATTCTGCGGATGAGTGGGAGAAAGCCTCCCAGTATCTCGTAGATGGATTTGGTAACTTGCAGGAGTATTATATCTCTGACTCGGTAGAGCTTCTTGAGTTCTATGGGGACTATCATAACGTCAATACAGGAGAGCTTGAAGTTGGGCGGATGGTTACTATTGCAGATCGTTCTATGGTTGCACGTAATATTTCTATTCCCACTTACAGCGGGTCTCCTGCTATTCGTATGGCCGGTTGGAGGAAGAGGCCGAACAACCTCTGGGCACAAGGGCCGTTAGATCTTTTAATTGGGATGCAATACCAGTTAGATCATTATATGAATATGGCTGCTAACGCACTTGACTTAAAAGTGATGCCCCCCAAGAAAATCATCGGCAATGTCGAAGAGTTTAATTGGGAACCTAACGCAGAAATCCATATTGATGATAATGGTGATGTTCAAGAAATGGCTCAGCAGTTTGGTGATATTGCCACCTGCCTTGAGTTCATTAATCAAATTGAACAACGAATGGAGATGTATGCTGGTGCGCCCAGGGAAGCTATGGGTATTAGAACCCCTGGGGAGAAAACAGCTTTTGAGGTGCAAGCCTTAGAGAATGCTGCTGGTAGGATCTTCCAAGAGAAGATTACTCAGTTTGAAGTCTTCATGGAGGATCTGCTCAATGATATGCTCGAAGAAGCCCACCGTAACTTTGATTATTTGGACACCGTGCGAATCATTGATGATGATCTTGGGGTCCAAGAGTTCCGTCAAGTAACGAAAGAAGATATTACTGCTGATGGTATTCTCCGTCCTGTGGGAGCTAGGCATTTTGCTCAGAAAGCTCAAGAGCTTCAAAACCTCGTTGGTGTCTTTAACTCTCCAATTGGTCAAATGATTCAACCCCATACTTCGGCTATTGGACTTACCCAATTTATTAACGACGTTGTTGATCTTCGTGGTTATGATATTTTCCGTCCTAATGTCGCCATTGCTGAACAAAACGAGAGTATGGATATGGCTGAGCAGCTCCAAGAAGATGCTCTAGCTAGAGATCAAATTGTTCCAGAAGAAATTGAGGCATCTGCCCCAAATCCAGCACCAGCGGGTTTTAGTGAGGAAGTATGAAAACTAGTCTCTTAAAAGGGTTGGACGAAGAACAGAAGAAAGAGGTTAGGGGCCAATTCAAAGGCTCCTACCTTTTTCGGCAACAGGTGGTTAAAATTCTTAACGAAGAAAGAGATGGTGTTCTTCGTTTAATGGTTAATAATGATTTCTCTTCCCCCAACTGGTCTGTTGAACAGGCACATAACGTAGCACGAGTAAAAGAGATTGAAAGATTAATTTCACTTTTTGAAAATTAATTTGTGACAAATCGGTCATTTTTTCAGTATATATAGATATAGGGGATAAGAGATAATATACGAAGTATAAGATAATAAGAGAATATAAGAGATTATATACGGAGTATAACATATAAGAGAATATATTATACCTTGACGAAGGAGTAATATAATATGTTCTCACTCGGGGGAGGTTGAGTATGTGGTCTCTTTACTCCCTCCCCTGAGCGGATCGTGACTGGGAAAC